AAATGAAAGGACTGAAAAAAATATCACGAAGTTTCTCTTAGAAAACTTACCAACTAATAAGGACTAAATGTTGAACATACATTACACTTTATTCCCAAATTTTCTATATTATTTGTTCCTCCCTAGTAGTGGCGGTGGCAGAAGGAAAAAAAAAAGGTACTAGATGAAATGCTCATTCACATCGTGGCTTACATGGCTCAGGTGAAAAATCGGTGATTTTTCTAATAAAATATATATATATTTAAGAAAAAGAGTAGGACAATTACTAAATGTACACCGATGAAGATTATCAATCCGAAAAAAAGATGATGTCAAAAGAAGAAAAAATGATTCAGGAAAGGTTCGAACAAATGATAAATATCATCATTTTATACAAACAAGAAAATAGAGAGAAGGATGTGTTCCTTACCGAAAAATGTATAAATGATGCGGTTAAATATTATCAACGTACGTTATCTCCACTACTTAATAATTTAACCATCTAATGATTTAATTATCTACTCTTTAATAACTATGACTCAAAACTTAACATCAATTAAAAAAGAATTGAAAAATTGTGTACAAATTGAAACTGTATATGAATTAATACCGAATCAAACCGTTAAATATATCACATTGAAATGTGATGAAGAATACTTCTATATTGGTACGTATGTGAGAATGGGTGACAATAAGATATTCATTAATAATAAAGGAAGTATCAAACCTATTAAACTAGTCCATAAAAATAAAGATGGATCTATACTATACCGAACACGGATATTTATCGAAAAAACCAACAAATGTACTCTTGCGGACGAAGAATCTGAAAAGGTAATTAAGAATCAACAAATGATAATAGAAAAGATGAATGAACAAATGAAAAAGCAAGATACACTTATCAAACTATTACATCAAAAATTACTCACTTTAGAAAACTAAATTATATATTTGTTTCTTAATAATTCAACGATTTCGTATAAAACCTGACAATCTATACGATTATAATCAATGATTCCTTTCACTTCTATATATCTTTTAATGGGTATATTTTCCTTTTTTGAAGTACAATATTCTTTGAATCGTATCATTGAATCTAATCCATTATCATTATCACCCCATGTTGTTTTTATTAAACCATTTTTATATAATGCGGAACCGATTGATTTTAATCCAAATTTAAAAACACCCTGAACGATGATTGGTTCTGTTCTAAAATAATCTAATATGTTAATTAATTTTATCTCTGGTAATTTTATCTCGGGATATTTTTCTCTAATATATTTTAAATAATTATATTCAGCATGTCCCCAATGATAAAGATATATACAGTCTCCTTTCATGATTTGGTGTAATTTATCGGAAAATAATTGAATTATTTTCTTCTCTTCTTTGTTTGTGAAACCTTCAATTGTATAATCATAGTAATGACCATGATAGATAAATCCAATGATTCCAATAACTGGTTCACCTCCTTTTATTTTATCTTCGTCTTCATTGAATAAACTTTGTTTCTCATCAAAAGATAAGAAACTTTCAATATCAAAATATAACGCATCCGTATGATTGATAATATGACTTAATTCTGATGATATATTCTTACGTGGGTGGATTAATATATCTTTCTGTTGATTCATATGTATCATCCTTTCTTGAATATATTTTTTCTTTGTCTGTTTTAAGTGTAATAGTAATTTAGGATCGTCCCAACAAGTAATACCTTTATCTAAAAACATACATCTTTCATCGTATGTGATATTCCATACCAATGTTATCTCTTTAATTTCATTCGCCAATTTAACCTTTTCATTCTCCCAATCGCTTTCTTTATGATTCATATTTGGGTAAAGTTCTTTGTGTGTCGGTAAAGGTAATAGTTTCATTTGTTTAAAATCTTTTTTCAATGTTTGTATCCATTGATATGCTTTCATAAAAGATTGAATAATTTGCTGATCAAATTGAATATATCCAATGAATTCTTTTTTTGATAGTAATGTTTTTTTATAATAATATTCTTTTCCCAATAAAAAGCAAGGAGGCCTCTCTCCTGTGATTTTAGTAAAGCATTCTCTAAAAGCGTACAGACTACATTTTTTATATAAAGAATTTCCGTCGTTTGCGACAGTCTTAAGATCCATCCGAAAATGTAATGAAGAATAACAAATATTAATTAATAAATATCCTCTTTTTTTAGATAATAAATGAAATGGAAGATTGTCAATTAGTGGAAATAATTTCTTAAATAGATCATATCTTATAATTATATCGCATTTTACATTTAATGATAAATCCATATCATATAGTTTACCTCGTATAATTAAAGGGGCTCCATATTTGATCATATTCATTGTAACTTCATGTGATGTATCAATCGGTACATCTTCACCCGATAATTGAATTATCTGATGTAATAGTTTTTCTTTATATTTCCCTGATTCTTTTAGGATATAATCTCGATAATATGATGATACATCTTTTTGATAGTTAACATCTTTATCTCCTTGAATCGTAAACCAATCTACGATAGGATCTTTTAAAATATGATTCTTTAAAAGATTAAAATTCAACATATCTACAAAATAGTCCATTTACTTCACAATTAAAAAAATATCATTATTTTAATTTGTTCCATTTTTCGTCTTTTTTCTTCAATTCTCCTAGAGTACTATAATATTCCCCATCAACCAAAATATTTGATAAGATGTATTCATCTTGATAATAGGTATGGTGAAATGATATGACATTCATATCATCATCCAATCCATTACTCAGAAATAACATTTCAGAAGTCTTACCCGGGGTAAACTTTTGGGTAAGTATAAATATACCAATCGTATTATCTTCTAATGTTTCGTCAATTTTAATTTCGTCAAGTAAGTTTTGAATATCTATGAAAGTGAATGAATATTTATTTCCTTTAATAGCTGATTTTAATTCTTTCAATGTATATTCTAATCCTATCTTGATGTTCGCTTCAATTACATCATCACCTGCTCTTTTAATTAATATTTCTTTTATCTTTTTAACCGTATACCATATCCCGATTTCATTTAAGGCTTGTTCCATTGATAAAAAATCAGTATTTTTATTATTCAAATGAAATAGTATAGTAGAATCCATACCAAATAGATCATGAATATAAAAGGGAATAGAATCTAATTTTTTTAATAAATGATATTTTCTCTTAAATCCTTTACTATTCCCAAACTTCATGATAAAATCACTTTTTTTTTCAAAGATTTCATCTAATATATTTTCTTTGTATTCTGAAAATGTATAAAAGATTTCATCAGGTCTGATCATTTTCCGGATATCATTCATAGTGACCTTATCTTCGATGATATTCATTATTTTATTATTTTTAACACCGGTGATGACTAATTTCTCAATAAACTTCCATTTGATTTTTTCAATTAACAAATTACCATGAATATCTTTTTCTTTTATATATAATTTACATCCTCCATAATAATTACAAGGATAACGACATTTATTCTTCTTCTTCTCAAGACACAATGAAATATAACGATTCATTTCATAGTTATTATAGTCATCATCATCTAATGGTGTAAATATTTCGGATATGTAGATATCAATTAAATCATAAACCTTACGTTTTTTATCTTCTCTTATCATTATTTTATCATTAAGAATGAACTCTATTTTCTTAATCAAGGGTAATTCAAATATAATCTCTCCTTTTTTGTTTCCACTTCTCGTTACACTAATTACTTTCCCATAAATGGAATAATTACCATAATTGATATGTTCTTTTTCACTAATCTTGTGAATGTATTTTATTTTATCCTCCGTAAGATAAGAAAAATATCCAATCTCACCTTCTTTATAGAAACTATGATCTTTTGATAAACCTATTACTTCTTCGCTTGTACTTAATATCACCTTAATGATATGATGAAATGCTAAAATCGTAATATATTCTTCGTATTTGGTATAATTAATGAAATTATCTTTGATATCGTCTTTATTTATTGGATTATATAAACATTTTTCAATCTTATATAAATCATGACCATATACCACCTTATGTCTTTTTTTGACTTTCGATTCATGTATTTGGTTAATTGGTAAATATGTTCCATTTTCAAATAAGATTGTCGTAATATAATCTTTTTCATTTTTGTTCATTTCGGAAATCTTACAATCATCTGAAAATAACTTTAAAGAGTTAATAATATCATCATAATTTGGTAATTTATTGAAACTGTAAATATATTTATAATTACCATTCGGGATCATAATTGGTTCAATCGGGAAAGTAGATCCTTTTTTTGTGATGATGTATGATACCTGTGAATAATTATTAATATATAGTTCGGTTACCTCATCATCATTCGCTTGAAGTATTTCTTTGTATTTGGTGAAATTATTAATGGTAATCCCTTTAACCAATCCTTTCATATGATTAATAATTGAACTGATATTTTCATCAATAAGTGTTTCATCACCATATTGGAATATATCAATACGTTTATCTTTTCTTTCATCATAATATCGATAGAGGATAGGTTCATAATAATTATTACGCTTATAAATCAATCCTAATTTTTGATTGGATTCATAATATTCTGATTTTTTCACGGTTATCTTATTATCTATATTTTCAAGAATAATTATATTAATATCGAACAACTTAACCACGACAGGTATAATATATGTATCATCTCTATTTTCGCTACTTTTGAGATATTGTACAAACAAATGTAATGATAATAATAAATTAAATAAATAACTTGTTTCGTTTGATCTAAAATTGAAATCATCTTTCATTTCATTGATTAATTTCTGAACGGTTTTAGTTCCAAAATGTTTCTTCGTGTTTTCACTTGTTAATAATTCGCCGATATATTCAATATCCTCTGGTGTTATATCTTTCATCGCACGACGGAATGTTTGATGTATGATAGAACATTTCTGAAACTTTTCAAGATTATCTTCTAAGTTTTTAATAATTAAATCAATGAAATCTTTCTCTGGAATATTTTTCTCGTTATTAATTAATATTTTAAAATATGATTGAAGGAATGGTGATATTGTAAAAGTGTAGTCGTTCTCATTTTGTTGGACACCCATTCGTAAGAATCCGACTCCTTTCTTCTTCAGAAATGATTTCGGATCTTGTCCAAAATAATCCATTAAAAAAGGATGAATATGGGCATATTTATTCTCATTTACCGGATCTTTATTTGAAATATATCCGATTTGTTCCTGAACTATTTCGGTGATACCCTCTGTTTTGTTTTTCTTCTCTTTCTTTTTCAATTTCGATTCACTAAAGCAACATGGTAATCCGTATCCTTTTGGATGTAATAATTTACTTTCTTCAGTCACTTTTGGTACGAAGTATTCTTCGCCAATAGCATCAATCCAATAACGATCGTCCCTCTGAAGTATGGTTTTAGAACTTTTACCCATAGCGTTTGGTGGCAAGGGTTGAGGTATTATATCCTCTTCATCAACGGCATCATTACGAATACTTAAACTACGAGATACATCCCAATATTTAGGACAAATATACTTTATATTTTGATCTCGCTTTGGCACCGAAATAGCCTTTGAATATGATTTTGGTCCAGAACCGTCTTCACTAGAAGCATTAATACGATCTAATTCGTCTATTGTTAATGCGATTGGTTGACGATGATTATTCGCACCACACCATTTAGCATAACCATAATCTGTTCCGTTTTTCTGCTTCTTACGGGATTTAAATTTAAATAAATCCGGATCATATTCTTTTAATCGTTTCAAATAATAACTCTTAACCTCGTATTGCTCACCACCACCATACTGGGTAATATCAAGTTCACTATCGGATGATTCGGATGATTCTGAATCTGAATCAATCATTCCTTTCAATTTCTGTAATTCATCATCAGAATCATCCGAATCATCCGAATCATCAGAATCATCAGAATCATCAGATATTTCTATCAATTCATCATCCGTATCAATATAGTCTTCTTCTTTTTTATCAAAAAACTGGATCGCTTTTAGGTCCTTCTTTGTAAATAATGTTTTATACCTTTCATCCCCTGTAAGGGTTAGTTGATACATATATAACATAGTTTTCAGATACATCATAATTCGTGTGAATTCATTGAAAGATTTGAGATTATTCAATTCGATAATCAATTCGTCGCGAGGAGAAACACTTATGATTATATCAGAACCAGTTTCATTAATTCCTTTCTTTAAAATATGCCCTTCTTCCAGTTTCATTCTCATTAATTCTTCCCATGATTCATACTCTTTACGAATTAATTCAATATCTTTATTAAAATCAACACTCACTTTTTGAATAATTATTTCGGGGTCATGATAAATTACTTTATAAGTCTCAATCGCCGACTGGATCGCAGATAAATTAGCATAATTATTAACACGTTTATATCTTCCAATTATCTTATTTTTAATTTCGTCGGTCTCTTGTATAGATTTAATACGAAAATACATCGGAAGATTCTCCATAAAGGTTGTGAACCATTCCAACCAATTTGGAAAATACTTCTTATTCTTCTGAAATAATTTATTATCAAATGATGAAGCACAATTCAGAAAATCTAACTTTGTATGAGAATACTGATTCTCAAAAATATCATCATCAAACTTATGAATCAAATCAAATGAATAAAACTCTCCATCATTTAATACATCAATAAAAGAATTACAATCATCTATTAATAATTTAATAATAGTTTCGTCCATTAATTTATAATTATTCTCAATAATACATTCTATTTCACCATTAATATGTATCACCAATGTTGAATACATATCCAACTCTTTATTATATATCTTAAACAAGATAACATTCTCTTTATGAAGGTATTTATATGTATTATCTTCTTGTATATTATAACTATCAGACCATCCGCGACATATTTCCTTAGTAATAAAAGAGACATCAGTACTATCATGTCCGGTATAAACAATAGATCGTTTATACATTTTATAAAACGCATCATCGTGAGATTCCAATAATAATTTAATAAAAGGAACCTCCTCACTCATTAAAAACTCCGAAAATAATTTGGATAGATGAATAATATTTTCTTTACCGGGTACAACATTACGACTGATCTTCATTAATGTTAATGTAAAATTACTACATTGTATTTCTTCTTCTGTTTTTTCTTTGAAAAAAGTCCCCTCAATCTGATTAATACCAACCGAATAATTTTCTAACAAAACTTGTGCCTTTTTCTTCTCATTTGTACGCTGTATATGATTCCCCTTCATCTCGTAATTAACAATGTCATTTATTGTCATTTTCGGCCAATATTTGAAGATAATACCATTCATAACAGATTTTAATTCAATCGATTGATTGATATGCTCTACATCTATCTCTTGTAATTTATCAAATATGTTTTCTTTTTCTAAATATTCTTTTACCGAAAAAAAAGATAAAACATTATCTCTAATATTATAATTATCAAATAAGTTTAATGTTTGATTCTCAATCAATTTAGGTATTTTATCACCATTCTCATTTATAAATGAACTTTTACGTATCGTAATGGCTTGTTTATTATAAAATTGGTCATATGAAATGCTTTCATCCGAATAACTAAATCCAAGAGGTATTATTCTTTTTTCATTTAAATCATAAAATGAAACATATATATATTGTGAAGTAATATTCTCATCAGGATAACAATAATTTGCCAGTTTATTCAAAATTATCTCATTTGTATCATCTTCATTCATTTGTTCTTCAATAAACTCAATATCTTCATAATTTAAATACATCTCATTCATGATATATTCAACTTTATCATCCATATCATCTGTCGTCTCTCCGTACAAATAATAATATAATTTATCAATCATATCATCATTTATCCCATTAAAGAAATCTTTTTTCTTTAGATAATTAGCTTTAATCTTGAACACAATACCACGTATATACGAGTTTTTACCAATGAATAAATAACATTTATTATCTTTTTCAGAAATACATTTTATAAATCTCTTTTTAACTCTAATATCATTACAAAAAATACTTGTCATATATATATTTAGATTCATTTTTTAAATTTAAAATTTTGACTTAATAGTAAAAAATAAGTTATCAGCATTTTTTTTACAAATTAATGAAAAGGTATACGATAATTTCATCAACCTATCCATCCCGAGAAGGGTCCTGAATACACCAAACACTCGTTTATTGGTTCTTCACCAAATTACTGATGAAGTTGATACAAATGATGTATTGATAGTTTGTGTTGTCCCAATATTATTCTGGTAGTTGCTTACGCAATATCTAACATATTGGATATAATAATGAATGTAATTATTACTTAAACTTTTTATAAGGTGTAGAATTGATCTCCATACCACAATAATCAACTGGTTTTTTTTTATAATCCTCTGGTACATATATACCAAGATCATCTCCCTTTTCTAATAAATATGCCATATTATCCCAAAACTCATCTGTATGACCGATTGAAGTCGTCATGACATGGGCTAATTCGTGAATGACTACAAAAATGATAATATTATCACCGATGAACGTATTATTAGGGTCTCTAACACATATTGATATTTTTTCACCCTTATTTACCGAATAAGATGTATATTTTGCTCCCAATCCAGTTTCAGATAATTGATCTGGATCATATCTCTTTTTTAATGTATCAATACCTTCTCTATCTTCTGGATCCAATGTATCAAGCAATTTAATTATTTTTTGATTTATTTCTGCCAATTTATCAGATGCTTTTTGAGAATCAGGTAATTTACGAACAATATACGTACGGCCATCTATATTAGATCTGACTTGAGATATTTCTTGGTCACGCTTATATACCTTATTAACTACTATAAATACCACGAATATACTTAGAAAAAACAACGCAAATTCTCTCATTATATTAATATTCTCTATATTAAAATTTGAATTTTAATTACTTAAACTAACAAAATCAATCATACTATAAATGGAAGAGAAAAAAAAGTATCAATTCCAGATAATTGATTTCAATTCGGATGATATACCAGTAGAAGATGGTGAAAAACAATTTACCATGACATTCTATGGTAAAACAAGTGATGGTAAAAATATTAGTTGTAATGTGGAAGGTTTCAAACCATACATCTATATGAGAGTACCAGATAATTGGAGTGAATCAAAAACACGGTTATTCCTCAAGACATTATCTACTTTTGCGAGAAATAGTAAATCAAATCATTGGTTTTCATGGAATGGTAATTATGTTCAAGAACTACTTGAAGTAACACCCTCTTATAACTTCTATGGTTATAATTATGATAATCAATGCGATAAAATCAAAAAATACCAATTTGCGAAGATTTCATTTCAAAATCATAATGATATGAAAAAATGTACCAGCACGATACAAGATTTCTATAATTCAAGTTTACCTCATATTAATACAAATCAATTTATAAAAGAATATAAACTTAATAGATTGACCAAGAAAAAAGAACCAGTCTTTGTTAAGATAGAATCATGGATGAAAAAATGGTTTCGTCAAGAACATAATTGTGATTGTATAGCCAACCTTTATGAAGCAAAAATACACCCAATGCTACGATTTATTCACGAAAAGAAAATAGACTCTTGTGGATGGGTAGAAGTATCGTTTTCAAATGCGAACTTCCTTTCTTCTCCTGAAACACATAATTTCAATGTTGATATTCAAATCAACAGTTTACCAGTCCACGCGATAAAACCAATCCAAGTTGATAATACAGCCAGATTCATTACAGCCTCGTTTGATATTGAATGTGATAGTTCTCATGGTGATTTCCCGAATCCAATAAAAGATTTCCAAAAATTAGCAATTGATATTCATGAATCATATTTCCGCAATTCATTTAATCTATCGCAACATAGTTATTCATTCAAAGTTAAAAGAATACTAAAAATGATTCAAGATTCTTTTGAAAATGGATCGGATGATGTACAAAACATATTTACCATGAATGGTAAATATTCTGAAATCAGTCTGACGAATATCATCAACAAGTTTACAGAAGAGTTGATTCAAAAATTAGATGAATCAAAAGAAAATACCAAATCAAGGGAATCAATGATTAATTTATTAACAAAAACATTCAATTCCTTCAAAAATGATTCAGGTCAAATTATCAAAATCAAAGGTGATCCAATCATCCAAATCGGTTCAGTATTCCATCGGTATGGTGATAAAGAATGCTATAATCGTTCTATCATTGTAATCGGAAACGAAAATAAACCAAATGAAGAAATATGTGATGATATTGATAATGTCAATGTATATCGGTGTAAATCAGAAAAAGACCTACTACTTAAATGGAAAGATCTAATTCTCCATCATAATCCAGATTTTATAACCGGATATAATATCTTTGGTTTTGATTTTGATTATATTAATAAAAGGGTTGAGTTTCTATTCCCACATCATGCGAATTGTAAGAAGTATTGTGCGTTTAATTGTCCTAAACACGATTTCTATCGTCTTGGAAGACTCATGCGAAACAGAGATAGTGATGTTATTAAAACAATGAACGAAGAAGTTACTCCAATCAAATCAACCGCGAAATATTATAACAATTACTGGGAAAAAGGCTGTAAAGTTGTTAAAAAAGAACTATCCTCCTCTGGATTAGGTGATAATATTCTACACTATATCTCTATGGATGGAAGAGTCATGTTCGATATTCAAAAAGAAATCCAAAAGAGTCATTCTCTCGACTCCTATAAATTAGATAATGTTTCATCTCATTTCATGAAAGGATCAATTGATATATTATCAATTCCAAGAACAACCGAAAAAGGTAGTTTCACAATCATTACAACTAAAAACTTAGGTAACCTTAAAGAAAATGATTATATATCAATCAACATCCATACTAACTATGGTCAGGTAAAATATATGAATGGGAAAAAGTTTAAAATTATTAAATTATCTCATAAAAATAATTTATTCACGATTAAAGAAAAAATAAACCTAAAAGAATATAAAAAAGATATTATCTCAAAAGAATGGTGTCTCTCAAAGGATGATGTATCCCCACAAGAAATCTTTCAATTCCATAAAAATGGAGGTAGTCAAGGGAGAGCTAAGATCGCTAAATATTGTATCATGGATTGCGAACTTTGTATTCATCTATTACTTCTACTTGATTTAATTCCAAATAATATTGGTATGGCGAATGTATCATCTGTACCACTATCGTACATTTTCCTTAGAGGTCAAGGTATCAAGATCTTTTCACTTGTTGCTAAAAAATGTGCAGAACTAAATACAAGAATACCAACCCTTAAAAACTCATATGGATCAGATAACTTTGATGATGGGTTTGAAGGTGCGATTGTACTTGATCCAGAACCAGGTATTTATCTGGATGATCCAATAACTGTACTTGATTATGCGTCACTTTATCCTAATTCTATCATTGAAAAGAATCTATCACATGAAACTTATCTATGCTCTAAAAATGATATCGATGAAAATCCAAGTAAATATGAATGGCTTGAAAAAGTACCACATCATGTAATCTCATACGATGATTATATCTATGAAAAAAAAGGAAAAACAGTTCATAAATTAAAAGGTGAAACAGAAACAACCTGCTATTATGCGAAACCAATAGAAGGTGCGATAGGTATTATCCCTACAATCCTTAAAACACTACTAGATCAACGGAAACAAACAAGGGCACTTATCAAACAAACCGATAATGAAGATAAAAAGAAAGTCCTTGATGGTCTACAATTAGCATATAAAGTCACCGCTAATTCAGTTTATGGTCAAATGGGTGCGAAAACAAGTGCTATATTCTTTAAAAAGATCGCAGCATGTACCACGTCAATCGGTCGTGAAAGAATATATGACGCTGTTAGCGGTGTAGAAGAATGGGCAGAAGAAAAAGGTTACAAAAAACCAGAAGTTGTATACGGTGATACTGATTCAGTATTTGTAAAGTTCTCACGTGAAAAGAAAAATGAAAATGGTGATTGGATAAAACTTCAAGGGAAAGATGCCCTACAATACTGTATCGATTGTGGTATTGATGCAGGTAAATGGATCACTGAAAAGAAATTTAGGGAAAACGGTCCACAAGACCTTGAATATGAAAAAACATTCTCCCCATTTATCCTTATCTCCAAGAAAAGATATACAGGTGATAAATATGAATATTCAGCAAATAAACTAAAAGAAAGAACCTCAATGGGAATTGTTATGAAAAGAAGGGATAATGCCGCAATTGTTAAATATGTTTTCGGTAATGTAATTGAAATCATTATGAATCAAAAAAGCGTAGATCTAGCAATGGAATGGTTGAAAGATACTCTTCTTAAAATCAAAAATGGAACTATGGATGATAGTATGTTTATCATATCAAAATCACTCAGTGGATACTATAAAAATCCAGATGGTATCGCACATAAAGTCCTCGCAGATAGAATGGCAGAAAGGAATCCAGGAAATAAACCAAAACCAAATGACAGAATACCATTCATGTACAGTGTTATTGATGAATCACCCATTCCAAACGGTCACTACAAAAATGGGAAACCAAAGTTTAAAAAAAGGAAAATCCTTCAAGGTAACCGTATTGAACATCCCGATTATATGAAAGAGAAAAATATTCAAATCGATTATAGTTTCTATATCTCAAATCAAATTATGAACCCAATTAAACAAGTCCTTGACCTTGAAAAGGATGAAACTGAAACCAAAGCACTATTTGATATATTCATTTAGAAGATACAGGTATCACACAATACTTTTTTTTAATATTATTATTAATCAATATACACGTTATCTCCAATAACGCCATTTCAGTCGGATTTCCAAGAAGAATCAGTTTGATACGATCATAATTCATATAATCACGCACATCAAATGTACTATCTATATTAATATTCGTATCAATTGAGTTGTCCATCCCTTCGTAAGTTATTTACTTGATTTATATTTATATTTATTAATTTATGTTTAATTGATTATAAATATTTATAATATTATAGTATTATAATAAGAATGGGAGGTGGATTAATGCAACTTATTGCTTATGGATCGCAAGATATATATTTAACAGGTAACCCTCAAATCACTTTCTTTAAAATAGTATATCGGAGACATACCAACTTCTCAATGGAATGTATTCAACAAACAATCAGCGGAATATCCACTATATCAGATACATATACCACGTCGGGGACTGTTACAATTACGAGAAATGGTGATCTATTAAGCCAAGTTTATGTTAAATGTGACCAAAACACTACATCGGGTATCAATGGAGATTACCTTGTAGAAGATGTTGAAGTTGAAATTGGTGGTCAACGAGTCGATAAACAATTTCGCGAATGGAATCAAGTATGGTCTGAACTCACCACCCCCGAATCAAAAGCAGCTGGATTTAAATATATGACAGGTGGATTCTCAAACACTCTTATAACCGGTGGATTAGATGCGGTAGGTGGTACATCGCAACAATCAATCATGTACCCTCTACAATTTTGGTTTTGTCGTAATATTGGACTAGCATTACCTTTAATCGCATTACAATATCACGAAGTTAAATTACAATTCACATGGGGAAGTGGAGCAGCTGGGGATGGTATTAGTCGTTCAGGACTTGCGGCGGTGACGCCAACCGTTGAAGTATGGGGGGATTATATCTACCTCGACACAGATGAAAGAAGAAGGTTCGCACAAGTTTCTCACGAATATTTAATCGAACAATTACAAATACAAGAAGAAGGTGAATCCAGATCAACGATTAAATTAAACTTTGATCATGCTGTAAAAGAACTCATCTGGACGGTTCCAACCAGTTCAACAGAAGTAGATTCAATAATCACTCAAAAAATAAAATTAGAATTAAATGGTCATGACCGTTTCGCATATCAGGATAAAGAATACTTTCAAATCAAACAACCCTATGTACACCATTCAGCAATACCAGGATACAATATTAAAGAATTAGAAAAACCTCAATTATTAACAACACCAGAACATGGTGCGACATATCGTGTCGTTTCGGATACAACCGCTCCAGCTTCACTAACGGACGGAGATTGTACGGTCGGTCATAAATTAGGTTCAACCACAACCAATTCAACCGCAACAACCGCGAGCGCGAATTATATGGTTCTAAGGTCTGGAACAACTACCGCAATATTCTCTCCCAAAGTTGGTGATCATGTATTAGTCACATATTTAGATGACGATACGGTCGCAGCAGATGATACATTAGGTGGTGTCCATACACGAGTTTTATCTGTTTTATCGGTATTTAAGTCTGAAAGTTCGTTAGTTTCAAGTAAAACAGTACAAGAAATACAATTTGATTCTAATATTCTAACAAATGGAGGGACCGCAACGGGTAACATTACCGCCGAAACTTTAAAAGATAATATATCATTCGAGATTATTGCGAGAGTACAAAACCCACAATCAAGATGTTCTCAGTTAAATAGAGATATATTCGTCTTTTCATTTGCTCTCAATCCAGAAGAACATCAACCATCCGGTGCTTGTAATTTTTCAAGAATCGAATCCGCTAAATTCTTATTAAGCGCGGCCGGTACAATCAGTAATATATATGCGGTGAATTACAATGTTCTTAGAATTATGTCGGGGATGGGTGGATTAGCATATGCTATTTAATCGTTTAAAATCACTTTTTGTTTAAAATCAAAAAATTAATTTCTAAGTATAGAATATAAAAACAATGGGAGGAGGATTAATGCAACTTGTAGCTTATGGCGCTCAGGATATCTACCTTACGGGTAACCCGCAGATCACTTTCTTTAAGGTTGTCTACCGCAGACACACTAA